TCGTTGTAGCGATCCACCAATTGCCGGTTGCCTGAAATTTTTCCATCAAACGTTTCACTGCCTTGCATTGTTCACCTCTTTCGTGGGATCCCACTCGCCTCGCTCGAGGATTTCGTTCTGCTCGGCTTCCGACTTCTCGTTCCACGCGGAAAGAATATCGGCTCGCGACATGCGCCGCGGGCCTTGCTGCGGCGGGGCGGGCGGCGCTGGCGGCAGCGGCGTTGTCTGCCCGTACTGCAGCAGGCCCTGCGGATTCTTTGCCAGCGCGAGCTCGAGGCGTTCGCACTTGCCTTGAAAGAATTCGAGATCCTTCTCGAGCCGCTCGGCGCGCTTGCGTTCGAGCGCCAGATCATTTTCGAGCAAAGTTAGGTACTTGTTCGCTCGCGGCTTTTTCACGTTCTTCCTTCCGCGTCTTTCGCAGGATTCGAATGTAATAAATCCAGAATTGCACGGCACCGACGAGAACAGGGATCGCGACGAGAAGCATGACAAGCGAGATCGTAACGATCCCGACGACGGTAACGAAATCGGTCATCTGAGCCGCCTTCCGCGATTCACCGTAAACGTGATCCCGCTCGATTTCGGCTTCGCCTGAAGCTCGAGATAACGCATGTACTTCTGCGTGTTTCCCTTGATCGCCTGGATCTCGCGCTGCATGGCGACTTCTCTCGGCACCCCGGCGGCGGAAGCATAACTCATAAGGCCGTAGCGAAACGACTCGCACACGTCGAGAAAAAGTTCATTGCCCTCGCTTGCCGCATCCTCGAGGTTTTTCTCGTCCCGCATGAGTTTCGGGATCGAATCGATCACATCTGGACAGTTGTCAAGTACAGCGACTCCATCAGTGTCGAGCAGGGTGTAACAGAGCCGCCAGCCGTCGACGCGACGGTTGTTTGCGCGCTCAGGACGCGGAAGGTCGAATCGTACAAAAACATCGCCCATCTTGTCCGCAATGCTGTGGTGCTGATCGATTTTACTGAATCGGTCGGGAGAAAGATAAATTCGCCCCACACGATCGAACTTGTCCCCAGTGGCATTGGCATTGACGATTTTCTCCGCGAGGATCTCTTCGTTCGTCTGCCGCGCAACCAATTGGCGGTAACAGAGAATCACGTTCTTCTTCGCGTCGGGATCAAATTCCGTTTTTATTCTGACTCGGGTCCACCAGAGCACGACAGTCGCGTGCTCGAAACCCCAGTCGATCGAGATCCATCGGTCCTGCCAGTCTTCAAAAATGCAGTCCGAGTATCGCTTGACATGTCGAGCAGGATCCCAGTTTTGAAAAAACTGTCCAGCGAGGATATTCCAGTCGCCGGGGATCCAAGCGGCTCGCAGGACAGGATCGACGATGGAATGGAGTTTTGAAATGTAATCCTTGTCGTTCGCATAAACGAAATTGTCCTCGTAAGTCGAGTGGATCGCTTCGTAGTCGCCGGCGTCGTAATTCAGCGCCATGTCGCCGACGGGTTTGCGCGTGATCCACAGCGCCTTCACCCAGCCCGAGCCGCGTCCGTTCGGGTTTGTGCCTGCGGCCATGCGCGGCCTGACCGGAAACGTTTTGCCGCCGTGCATGTAGACTTTGATCGGGCAGCGGTTACTGCCTTTCAGAAATTCCCACTGGCCGTAAGTGAACTGCGTCAATTCCTCCCAGCCGATAAAAAGAAATTCCGCGCCCTGATACTGCAGCAGGTCCGCGTCATTCGAAATGTGCCCGAAAAAAAGTTTGCTGCCGTTCGCGAACATCACGATATGCCGCGAGGCGTTGTATCGCCAGTAAAGTTTTCTCGGCACGTTCTTCGTGAACAGATCCTCGATGCCGCCCTTTTCCATGCTCGTCAGCGTGCGCCGCAACAGCAAACAGTTCGAGCCTGGAACGCGCAAGCATTCCATGATCGCTTCCCACATCAAAGCCGTCGACTTGCCGCCGCCGCGCCCGCCCTCGAGCAGCGGGTACTTCGCCTCGCTTTCATGGAAGCGGCGCTGCACGGGCTGCGGTTTGTACCAGTCGCTGATCTTCACTGGATCGGAGTGTTACCCGTCGGGAAATCCGAAAAGTCGAACGCCTCGCCCATGTTCGATTCCGCCTGATCGTCGGGATTGATCGGGCGCTTCGGCGGGCGTCCGTACATGTAATAAAGCGCGAGTTTGAACGCGGTCCACTTTATATCGGTGTTCGAATTATCGAGGAAAAACTTCCAGCGGCGTTTCATTTCCTTTTCGGGCACGAGCGCGAACAGCACCTTGCGGATCGAGGCAACCTTGCGCGCATCTTCCGATTCGCCGTGCAGGCCCTTCGGATTATGATTGCAGCCTTTTTTGAACTGCGTGCTTTTGCCGACTTTCGGGTCGACGCCTTTTCCGAACATGTTTTCCTCAAAAACCGAATTTCAGATCGTAGCCTGGACCGAGATCGCCGCCGCCGCCTGCAACGTTCGGCGTGATCGGAATTGTGCCGCCCGAGAACGCGCTGACTGAACCCGGGCCGCCTTGAATCCAGAGGCCCGCACCCTGATTCGCCGCAGCGATCGAAGTATCAAGCCACGACATGATTACGACGCCATTGTGCAAACAGACGAGCAAAGGCCCGAGCGCCATGAGGCCCATCGTATCGCCCGCGACAGGAAACGCTATGCCGCCTTGGCTAGTGAGTCCCGTCACCGTTCCGGCGACGACTTTGAACAAATTGAAAACGCCCGCATTGTTCCACTGAAAATAATAGAACGTGACGGAACTTGTCGAGGCGCGCACAACGACTCCCATCGCTGAACCGACGTTCTGCACGGTGATCTGCGCATACTGATCGGCGCTTGCGGGCGCTCCGCCGCCCGTAAAGATTTCAACGTTGAACGAAACAACTGAAGCACCGCACACGCAAAGATTGCTGACGACCTGCAAATTTCCTGTGCCCGTTCCACTCGGCACGGTCCAGTTGGCGGGATTAAGCGGACTTTCGTTTGCTCGCGTGAAATTGTCGACGCCGAGCGGCAGACTTCCGACCAGAGAAAAATCCCCGGCCTGCCAGTTGTTCCACGTTGTGCCTGCGTTTCCCGGCGGATCGCTGCCGACGACTCCCGAATTGCCCCATGCACCCCAGTTGTATTCCTGCGGGCCGCCAAAACACCAGTCATAAACTCCGGGCGTTCCCGAAACAATGTTCGCGTCGGTTGTAGGCCCTTGCGTTGTGCAGACGCCCGCACTTAATTCGAGCACCTTAATCTGCGTGCCGACAGCCACCATGCAAACGATGTCACCGATAAGATTCGGCGTGTTATTGATTCCCGTTCCTTCGATTGCACTGCCGACACCGTTTATCAGACTCCACATTTCACGCGTGTAACTTCCTAGAGCGTTAAACGTGTTCGGCCCTTGAATCTGGTAATAGCAGGTTCGATTCGACGCACGAACGGCCACGCCACTCGTCGAATCACTCGGGCAGTTTCCGATGCCGCTTGATCCGCTTTCGGCAACTCCCGTCGTACTCGAAACGGTGAATGTTCCCGCGCCGTAGGCGGTAATGATCTGCGGCTTGACGGTGATATTATTTCCGGCGTTCGCCATGCCGCTGACCTGCGCAAACAAACCGCCGCCTGCGATCACCGCGGCCACGCTGCCTTGCGTGACCGTATAGGTGTACGTCCATAAGTTCACGCCTGCATTGGCGACTGCCGTGATCGAAAGCGTCGCAATGTTTGGAGCAATCGTTTTCACGACGGCGAGCGAATATTGATCGTTTCCGAAGGTTTGCCCGCCGTTCCACATCATCAGCCGTTCAGCGGAATGATTGTTTGTCGGGCCATAGCCTTGCGAAATGATGGCCATGTCGCCGAGGCCGACGGCGCCCTCGGAATTGCCGGACCATTTATTCACCCAGTTTGGTCCCAGGGAACCATCGGCTCGAGCGAAACTGTCACGAACAAGTGTCATAATTTTAATTTGAAATCGAAGCCGGGGCCGATGTCACCGCCGCCGCCGCCGCTTGAAACATAACCGCCAGCCCATGAAGACAATTCCGCAGCAGTTTGTCCGTTGCCGTTCGGAAAAAGAAATATTCCAGGCGCGCCGGAAACGAGCGACGAATCCACGATCGAACCGAGAAACGCGCCGTTCTGATAGACGCTGATCAGTGTTCCGACCGCCGCGATCCTGAAAACGTCGCCGATCTGCGGCGTAATGCCCGGAAGAACGAGAATCGACAAGTTTGTCGGCGCCTGCTGAACGATCACGGAACCTGACACGCCTGTCGGCGGCACAAGGCAGATATAGCCGTGCTCACCGCCGGCGCTTCCGCGTACCACAGGCCCGGCGAATGCTCCAGTCGTTACGCTTGCGATAACTCCATCCGCGTACTGATCATTCGGAAACGACTGCGCGGACCAGAAAAGATTGTTTCTGTTTCCCGCTCCTGACGAAGGGACCGCTGCGGCAGCGGTGTTTGACAGAATCACCGCCCCTCCCACGCTTGCCGTCCAATTGCCCCCGATCGCGCCGTTCGCCCGCGTGAAATTGTCGGAAGCAGTTTGAACAAACATCAGTTCCCGGCATTCGTCGACTGATAAATCTTCGCCCAAAGCGTGCCGGGGCCGCCCGTAAACGCAGTTGTATTCACGCGAACGAAACGCACATCGGTCGGCACCTGCGCAAGCACCGAGCCTGTGAGCGTGGTTTGACTCGTTCCGATGATCGCGTACTGCGCGTCAACGTCGTCGACTGAGCCTTCGAGTTGCAGTGCGACCGTCGCTGCGGTGCACGCCCAAACAACTGTAAGGCCGTAACCGCCGTCGGGCGCGAGCGCGAACTGCTGCCCCTTCGCGACGGCAGTTGTTTCGCCAACGTCCTGCGCGAGCACAAACACCTGACCGCCGTCGGGCGTCGTCGAAAGATTCGCGAGCGTAAGCGAATACGTGATCGTGCCGACGCCTGTCGCTGGCGCGATCGTGACGCCAGTCAGCGCAGTGTTCGTGACGTTCACCGTCGAGCCGCCGACAACCGTGCCCGTCACCGTGACGAAGTTTGCGGTTGTCGGAATGTTTCCTTCGAGCAGTTTCACGCCGAGCGTCACCACGTTTGAAGCGACCGCGACCGAGGTAACGACCATGCGCGCAGGCTGCAAGCCGACGGGAAACGAGCCGAAGGAATACGCAGGCAATCCCCCGGTGATTCCACGGCGCGGCTGCAATTGCGGCGGCTGCGTCATGAAGGGCGGCATTAGAGGCTCGCTTCGGTCGTGTAGTACGTCGTGATGTGCATCGTGCCGTTCCCGGCAGCAAAGTTATTCGTCGCTTTGCTGATCTGGAACGCTGCGTTGTCTTCAGTCGGCGGATTCGCTGCGGTGCCCGTGACGCCTGTGCCTGCAGCTGCCGCCGCGAAGTCGACGACTTGCTGCCTGCGGTTCGGTGCGGTCGTCACGAGGAAGATTGCATTCGACGCGAGCGCCATCGAAAGGCCGCCGACCGCGAACGAAACCGCGCCGCCCACGTCGGTGTAAGCCGCGCTGCCCGCGATCAGACGCATGATGATCTTGTCGATATTCAGAAACCAGCCTGTCACGCCGGGCGCGGGAATCAGCGTGATCGCGCCAGTCTGAATTGCAAGAATCTGCGCGCTTGAAAGCGTGATGTCGCTGACCTGAAATCCGGCGCACGGTTGCGGGCCTGTGGCGAATGACGGGCCGCCCTGCCCGCCGACGAGCGTGTTCCAGGTGGACGGATTCGCTGCCACTACAAACGGAGGTGCCATTTATTTTTCTCCTATGCACGCACGAGTTGCATCACGATGAAACCGTCCGAGGTTTTCGGTTCCCATCGCCATGTTCTGCGCGCGTAAAGTTTTGCGGAAGTAAAGTGACGTCTTCGCCCGGTCCCTCGAGCGCGGACCTGAAGAAAAACGCCATGCATCTGCAGTGCGTGTTGGACTCGAATTTTCCCGATAAATTCGCCGTAGCAATTGTAGAGCGGCAATGCCTGCTCGAGCGGCATGCCTTGCGGAGCCATCGCTTCTTCTGGCCGCAATGTTCGCGAAGAAGTTCCGCCAACCATGACGTTATAGCCTTTCGCTGGATCGGTTGCGTCGTAGTAGGCGATGAAACGCTTCTCGAGGAGATTCAATTCCTCACGCGTTTTCGCTTCGGCGAGTATCTCGCAGGAAAAATCAGAAGGCCCGAGGCGGCGGATCGCTTGATGGAACGGCGTTGTGCTTCCGATAAAGGCCGCGAGAACGTGTTCGTCCCAGCGGTCCTCGAAGCGCATCGTCTGTCCAATGTAGACGAGGTTCTCCGTGCCGCTTCTGTGGAGGTAAATTACTCCTGCCACGAGATACAACCATTTCTGCGCGAATGGTCTTGCAGCGCCTTGTAGGCGCGAGCGCCTGATCTACCTGATGGCTCAGAAGAGTAAGCCGGACGCTGGCCGCTCGTCAACACGCTTCGTCACAGTGCGAAGCAGTTCGAGCAGGTCGGCGCGGCTCGGCCTGAAGTTCGGCTCATAATTCAGTTTTTTTGTGACGCGCTGCGGAGCTCGCAATGCGTCGGCTCGTGTGCACCATCCGATGAAACGCACGTCGGTGAAACTGAAAAAGCGATACATCACAAAATAATCTGCGACCGCTTTGCCGACTTCAATGAACAGGTGATGCGGCTTTTTCTGCACGCATTTCACGTCGACCGTTCCGCCTGGACAATTGAAATCAATGCCGCTATCGCCGCGATGATCGAGCGTGCGATTCATTGTGTAGCCGCTTTCGAGTTCGAACT